CCCCACTTTTTCACAGGACACCTCCATGCAACGAATTCAGCGCCGCGACGATCCGGCCGCAATGATCCGCGCAGCCTTGCGCGGAATGATGAGCGAATTGTGGTCCGCCCTGCCTGGCATTGTCGAGTCCGTTGATCTGGACCGTCAGACAGTGACCGTCCAGCCCGCGACAAAGGGCCGCATCCGCCTGGATGACGGAACCGTCGCCAGCGTCCCGTTGCCCCTGCTGCCAGACGTGCCCATCGTCTTCCCGTCTGGCGGCGGCTACTCGCTGACCTTCCCGATCCAGCCCGGCGACGAATGCCTTGTCGTGTTCGCAGATCGCTGCATCGATGCGTGGTGGCAGTCTGGCGACGTACAGGAACAAGCCGACCAGCGCATGCACGACCTGTCCGACGGAATCGCCATCTTCGGCCCTCGCTCCCAGCCGCGAAAACTGGTCGACGTGAGCGCCGACAGCGTGCAGCTTCGGACCGACGACGGCCTGTCCTGCGTCGAGATTTCCGCAGATGGGATCACGCTAACCCACCCGACGAAGGTCACCATCGCAGCGCCCGCGGCAGAGGTCGCCGGCACGCTGCTGGTATCCGGCCTTCTGACGGCGTCCGGCGGCGCCACCATCGGCGGAATCGGCTTTGGCGACCATCATCACACCAACGTGCAGCCCGGCAGCGGCAACACCGGGGGGCCGGCCTGATGCGCTATCGCAAACTCGACGCCGACGGCGATGCCGTCTTTGGCCGGTCCTCGCTCGACTTCATCTCCAACAGCCCGGAGACGGTCGCGCAGGCTGTGCGCACGCGCCTGCTGCTGCTGCGCGGAGAGTGGTTCCTGGACGTCACGGACGGCACGCCCTACGCAACCGAGATCCTCGGCGCCAACACTGCGCAAACCTACGATTTGGCCATCCGCGAACGCATTCTGGACACGCAGGGCGTTATCGGCATCGTCAGCTACGAGAGCGTCCTGGCCAACCGGGCGCTGACCGTCACCGCAACCATCAACACCCTGTACGGACAATCCACCGTGAGCGCCGCCCTATGACCATCCCAGTGTGCACAATCAGCGCCACCGGCATCACTGCGCCGACCTACGCCGATATTCTGGCCGCCCTGCATGCCTCATACAGATCGATCTACGGATCGGACGCGTACCTGGAGTCCGACAGCCAAGACGGGCAGCTGCTGGCTATCTTTGCGCTCGCCCTGCACGACACCAACGCCGCAACCATTGCCGCTTACAACCAGTTCAGTCCGGCAACCAGTCAGGGCGCCGGGCTGTCTTCGATGGTCAAGATCAACGGCATCCGCCGCCTGTCTTCGAGCAACAGCACGGCCACGGTGCGCATCGTCGGCCAGGCCGGAACCGTCATTTCCGGCGGCATTGTGTCTGACGGGATTCGCCAATGGTCCCTTCCTGCCTCCGTGTCGATTCCAATCTCGGGGCAAGCCGACGTGCTGGCCACCTGCCAGACTGAAGGCGAGGTGACGGCTGGCGCGAACACCATCAACCAGATCGTGACGCCCGTTCGCGGCTGGCAGACTGCCACCAACCCGGCGGCCGCCACGCCCGGCGCGCCCGTCGAGACGGATGCGGCCCTGCGCGTGCGCCAGTCTGTATCAACCTCACTGCCGGCGCTATCCGTGCTGTCGTCCATCGTGTCGTCCATCGGCAACATTGCCGGCGTGCGCGCGTGCAGTCCGTACGAAAACGACACCGACACGACGGACAGCAACGGTATCCCGTCGCACTCCCTGTCGTTTGTCGTTGATGGCGGCGATCCGGCTGAAATTGCGGCATCCATCGCCCGCCACAAGACGCCGGGCGCCGGCACGTATGGAACCACGTCGGTGGTGGTGGCGGACAGCGCGGGCCCGGCAGTGACGATCAATTTCTTCCGCCCGACTGCTGTTCCGGTTGCGATTCAGGTGACGATGGAGGCACTGCCTGGGTACGTGTCCACAACCGGCGCAGCCATTGCGCAAGCCTTGTCCGGCTACGTTTCCGGCTTGCCCAGCGGCTCCGATGTGTATCTGTCCAAGCTTTTTGCGGCCGCGGAGATTCCGGGCCTCAATGGCACATATAACGTCACGGGAATCCTGATTGCGCGCGATGCCGGAACGCCGGCCGCCGCCGATGTCGCCATCCTGTTCAACGAGGCGGCCGACTGCCCGCCGGCCTCCGTCACGATTACGGTGTCCTGATCATGGATCTAATTGACCTGACTGGCCGGCACACTCTCCTGGCGGTAGGAGCCCCCCAGCCCGACGCATCTAGTACCTATTTCAATGGGGCGTCTGCGCTGAAGGTGCTGGGAAACCTTGCGGACTTTTATTTTGAGAATGCCAGCTTCACTGTTGAGGTTGATATCTGGTTCGACTTCTCGTCGAATACTGGGTATATCAACTCGGAGCAGTCCGCATGGTTGGACTTTGTTGACGGTCAGTGGGGATGGGCGGCCAAATGCTCTTACGCCGCTGGGGGAGCCCCGCGCACGCATTGGCAGCCGTCAAACAGCATCCCCGGTCAGAACAGCAGCGATCTCGCATTTGAGATCCCCAGCAGTCAGTCCGCCTTCGCCAGAATGGCGGTTTGCTTCGATGCCGAGTCCGGCATAACGCGCTATTTTTCAGACGGAGTGCTGGTAGCCACAAAAACCGTTACGTTTACCTATCCTCTGTATGCCTCCCGTCTCCTGCTCGGAGCTACCTACTCCTACCCTGACAACACCGTCGAATACCCGGTCAAGGGCTGGATGCGAAACCTTCGCATCACAAAAGCTGCTCGTTATACCGCAGCCTATACCCCCGAAGATTTTGCAACCGGGGATTCTGATCCTTATTGGTCTAGCACCGTACTACTCCTCCCGCTCGTAAAGCAGCCCCCCTCCCAGCGCGTAACGATAGACAGCATGACTGCTGACACAGCGCCCGGCGGAGACTGGACCACTTACGACGGGTCGGCGGGGCGTGTCGTATCGGGGTCAATCAGCGCGGCGCTTGCGGACGGCCAGTCAGTCACAGTGTCGTTTGATGGCGGCGCAACATGGTCCACGGCCACGACATCAGGCCTGTTGTGGTCGACCATCGACCCAGGAGAGCACGTCACCAGCTGGATCATCGTTGCACGCGTCTCGGCTGGGACGCAGTCCGGTCCTGTCACTGTTCGCTCTGTTTCGCTCGTACCGCCTCCGGCTGAGATCGAAAACCCCTATCCCCCGCTTGTCACCAGCGAGCACGCCGTCCGGCCTCGATTCATGGCAACCGTTGAGGCGCTTACCCGGCCGCTGGTGCGTGCACAAAGCCTGATTGCGGCGATGCCTGCGGCCTTCGATCTGGACGTAGCAGAGGGCGTGCAGCTCGATGCAGTGGGGCTGTGGGTCGGCCGCTCAAGATATCTGTCAATTCCGATCAGCGGCGCCTGGTTCTCGTTTGACGTCGAGGGCCTTGGGTTTGATCAGGGCACCTGGAAGGGTCCGTTCGACGCCACAACCGGCATCAGCCGGCTTGACGACGGGCCGTACCGCCTGCTGCTGAAAGCGCGCATTGCCGCCAATCAGTGGGACGGTACGCGACAGGGGGCGGTGGACGCCTGGTCTGTGATGTTTGACGGGACCGGCGTTACTTTCCAGATCCAGGACAACGCCGACATGAGCATGGATGTGCTCGTTTATACCGACCACCCGCTGGACGCGGTCACCACGGCGCTGATTACCGGGGGACACCTGGGCATCAAGCCGTCCGGCGTCACGATCAACAGCTACACAATCACCGAGGTCTGACCATGGCAACAACCGACATCCTCCCGTTCGGCACCGGCACCGGCGCAAACGTCATGAGCCAGTCCGCCTATGCTGCGCTGTCTGCTCGCTCCGCTGGCTTCTCGACTGGCGTGGCCGAGTCTCAGCAGCTGAACAAAGTCTGGCGCCAGTCGTCGTTCGTTGCTGCCGGGCTTGCGAACTGGATCGTCGCGCAGGGCGTCAGCGTGCCCGACGACAGCAACATCATCGGCTTCGTGACTGAGCTAACCCAGGCATTGGTGAACTTCATTTCGCCGTTCATCTCGGGTATTTCCAGCGTTCCGCCGGGTGTCGTTAGTCCCTTTGGGGGGGACACAGCGCCCGCCGGCTGGCTGGAGTGCAACGGCGCCGCTGTCAGCCGCACGACCTATGCCGCTCTGTTTGCGGCGGTCGGCACCACCCATGGCGCCGGCGACGGATCGACCACATTCAACCTGCCGGACTTGCGCGGTGAGTTTGTGCGCGGATGGGACCACGATCGTGGAGTGGATGCGGGCCGGTCCGCCGGGTCTTCCCAGTCAGGACAAAATGCAGCGCACACCCACACTGCGACGGCAGAATTATCGGTAACTGATGGTGTGGTACTCAACGATACGGTTGGCCCAGCCTCGACAATAGTCGGGAATGGGGTTGACTATATTCGCTATAGCCATCCTGTAACCACCGGACATACACATACGATCACGGTCGCGTCGTCGGGGGGGGGTGAGGCTCGTCCGCGTAACGTCGCGATGATGTACTGCATCAAGACTTGACGGGGCCAAGCATGAAACCTCTCTACAGAATGGGACGTGGCCTCTGTGAGCCGACGGCCAAATCCGAAACCGCCACCAAGGGCCGCGATTGGCGGCCCTCTGCTTTTGGGGGCGCCGATGCCTGACCACGAACCAGACCGGCGAGATTACTCCAGCCTCGCCGCGGCCATCGGATCAGCGATCCGCGAAGAAATGGCGAAGCTGACGGTTCCCGAGGAAATCCACAGGGAGCACCACGCATTTGTCGCCGAGTGGCTGGAGCAGCAGCGGCGCAAGCGTGAGCGCGCCGAGAAGATCAAAACCCAAGTGGGGGGGTGGGCAATCGTCACTCTACTGGGGGGTATCGGCAAGCTTGGCTACGACGCCTTTTTGTATTTCAAGGAGCATCTGAAATGACCCAGCTTTCCGAGCACTTCTCCCTCGTTGAGTTGTGCGCCAGCTCTACCGCCCAGCGGCTCGGCATCGATAACACCCCAGGCCTCGAAACAATCACGCACCTCACGCGCCTGGCTGCCGGACTCGAAAAGGTCCGCGGCGCGCTCGGCGGCCATCCGCTTCACGTCGACAGCGGCTACCGCTGCCCGACGCTCAATCGGGCCGTAGGCGGCGCCAAAAATAGCGCCCATATGTCCGGCTATGCCGCCGACTTCACTTGCCCCGATTTTGGGACGCCGCTACAGATCGTCAAGCAGTTGGTGGCCGCCGGAATCCGGGCCGATCAGATCATTCAAGAGGGCACCTGGGTGCACGTCAGCTTCGACCCGGCAATGCGCGGGCAGATATTGACCGCGCACTTTGGCTCTTCCGGCACCACTTACACGGCAGGCCTGACGGCCTGACAGGAAGGAAATCGAAACATGGACTGGAAAGACGTTGCAGGGGCTGTCGAGCAGGGCGCCCCGTTTCTCGCCTCGGTACTCGCCATGACGGGCGCCGGTGCGCCTGCGGCCGCAGCAGTTGCCGCCGCCGGAAAAATCGCCGCCGCTGCCCTTGGCACCGACAGCACGCCCTCGGCAGTGGATGCAGCACTGCGAGCCGATCCCGAAGCCCTGGCAAAAGTCCGGCAGGCCGAACTCGACAACGCCGCGCGGCTGCAAGAGCTCGCCAACGATGCACGATCCGCCGAGTTAAAAGCGCAAGTCGAAACCCTGCAGGCGCAGCTTGCGGACGTCAAAAGTGCACGCGATCGCGAAGCATCGGTCCGTGACGCAACAAACCGCGTGCTGGCTTACTCTGTGATCGGGGCATTTATCGCGATGGTCGGCGCAACGCTACTCGGGGCGGCGAAAGTGGATGGAGCGCTGGCCGGCACGCTGGTGGGCTACCTGTCAGCCAAAGCCGAGCAAGTGCTCGCCTACTACTTCGGCTCGACGGCCGGCAGCGCTCGGAAGACCGAATTGCTTGCGCAGTCGGCGCCGATCGGAAACGGATAATCAGCGCGCGGGGGGGCAAAGCATCGCCGCGAGCCGGTCAAGATCGGCGTTGTCGGCCGGCGCCACTCCCCCGCACTGTTTGATCGCGTAGGCGATCGACGCACGCAGCATCCAATCCTGAACCGGCTGCGGGATAGCCCGCGCGGCCCGGCGCCACTTGCCGAGGTCGTTGGTGCTGTAGGCCATGCCAAGGTCACCATTGAGGCCGTCGACAATCTCGCGCGCCGCATCCCCCGGCGTCATGCCGGGGATGGTGAGGGCGTCGAGGGTGGTAGTGATAAGGTCCATCAGGCCCGCCTTTCGGCAGATTTTTTTGACCTGTTGCCGTGGTTGCCTCGCCCAAGCGTATAGATGTGATCGTGTGCAGTGCCGGGCTCGGTCACCGGGCCAAATAGCCGATGTGGCTCAATCACGCGCGGGGTGCGCCGGCAGCTTTCGGGGTCGGTCAAGGTGCGATCCCTGACGCCCCATGTTTTGCGCGTCAGGGATGCAGACAAGGCCAGCGGGACAAAGCGCCATATCAGCCAGCCTTGTTTTGCCGCCTCGCGTATTTGCGCATCCGGTGCCGTGTCGCCCGTCGTGATGGGCTGGCCCAGGATCGTGTATGCGTTAACACCAAAATCCTCGGATAAACCGTAACGGCTTTGCAAGTACTCGTCGGGATTGGCAAGCCGTGCGCGCTCCAGGCGCGCGACATCCCAAGCGCCAAGCTGCCACGCTGCGGCCAAAACGTCGGCCTCCAAGCTGTGCAGCCGCTCCGGCGCTGGCAACAGGATGCAGGTGTCAGCGGGGCGTGTGACCGATGAGGCATGCACGCCGGCAGGGGCGCCCGGCTGATCGAGCCACACATCAGGCATGCCCCAGGTGATTGTGAGGACGGTCGGCGCCGGCTGGTACAGGCTGGCCAGCCGAATCGATTTGATGGGGTATCCGGCAAGGCGCATGGCTTGCGCCTGCGCCTCCAGAAGGGTGCGCAGGCTCATGTTAGCGGGCTCCGATGACGCGGGTGCGGTAGGTATCCATCAGGTTACCGCGGCCATTCCAACTCCGGCCAGTGTATTCGGTGCTGTCGGCGGTGACAGTGTAGTGATGGACCAAGGTCCGACCGCGTGCGTTGGTGACGCGGATCTGGGTGCGCTGGGCGTCGCTGATCGCCGGGGCATCAGTCTCGCCGCCCTCGCTGTCGCCGATTACGGCGCTGGTTTGCGAACCCTCCCCGGTTTGCACCAAATCGCAAACTTCAGCAGTCTCGCCCTCACCGGTAGGGGAAACATCGACCAACTTGTTGATATTGCAAACCGGCGTGGCGAGGTCAAGCCAGTCTTCGGCGGCTTCGCCAGCTGAGTCTTCGGCGGCGCACTTCATTTCATCAATGATCGATTGCGCTGAAACGTAGTGCTTTGCGGGGTGCTTGACGTCTTCACCAACCTCGACCGAGTTGAGGTTGTCGTCTTCAATGAAAGCGGCGGCCGCGGCGGCTTCGGGGGTTTCGTATTCGCCGTCAAACAATTCACCGTCGGTGCTGTAGCTGTAAGTCATGCTGCTTTCCTTTCCATGTTCGGTTCGGAAATCAAAATCTCGATGCTGGCCGTGTTGCAGATGCTTTTGACTTGGTGCACGTCCATCTTTCGGAACGCGCGCTTGAGGGCCGTGACAGTGGCTTGGCACTCGGCGACAAGCTCCTGGGGGATCAGCTCGCCGCGCGACAGGGCGCCGGCCATGCGATCAAGCGGGGCCACGTCGATCTCGACCCGATAATGGGCGAGCACGCGGCGCCAGGCGATCACCAGCCCTTCGAGGCCTGGGGCCAGATCGATCCACCGGCCGTCGATGTTCCGGGTGACTGGTGCGCCGGTTTCGCCATCGGCGGCCACGTAGCCCTTGGCAAGCTGGGCGAGAGTAGTGTCCACCGGCCCGAAGGCCCGCGCCATGTCGGCGAGGGTCGGGCGGGCGCGGAGTTGGGAGCGGCGGGTCATGCTTCCACCCGCTTGAATTCCACGACCCACACCCACGGGTTGGCATCCCACGATCCGGCGCCGTTGATGGATGCCCAAAGGGCGCGGTACGCATTCGCAGCAGTTGGGTGCAGGGTGCATTCCCCATCGTCAGGAAGGTGCGAATAGCCATCGCACAAAGGGAAGCCATCATCAGGCCGGAACTGATGGCAGTTGATACCTTCGGCCCTAGCGTCTGCATCACTGATGTCCTGCAGCCGCTCGACGCGGACGCTCACGACTTCGAGCAGGATTCGGGCCATCGAGCGCAGCATGAAAATAGACGGCCGGCGCTTGATTTCCCACGGCTCAACCTCAGTGCAATCATCCTCGGAAGGGGCGAGGCCGCCGGATAGGCAGGCCCGTCCTTCATCGGACTCGGCATAGACGGGTCCGATGTAGCCGTGATCCTCAACTTTCAGGGTAGTCTCCTTCACCCACAGCCGGTCGCCAGGCTGGCCGTAGGGGCAGCGTAACGGGATGCCGCCAGCGCGCAAGGGTACGGCTGATGCGGGCCTGAAGCCCCACGCGCGGTAGCCTCCAACATACCAATACGGCTCGCCATCGTGCTGCGCATCAGGTTGTGGATTCACTACCCGCCGGGTCTGCGTCTTCCGTTCAGCGATGATCGCGCGCACCATCTGCGCGCTGAAAAGGATGGGGCGTTCTTTCATTTGCAACCCCCGGCTTCCACTGCTACAAATCCGACCGGGGCGTCATTCTGATTGACTGTCATCACGCAGCCTCCCGCATCTCGCCGGCCGCCGCGCCATCGATCCACAGCGGCAGGATCGTTTCCGGCAGTCCCGCAGGGAGCGCCTTCATCGTCCCGGCCGCGATGGCCGAATCAATCACCCCTTCGGCGGACATGCCGTCGAGCCAGTAAATCAAGTCCTCCCGGCCTCGCGCGTCCAGCACGTCGAAGCGGTCAAGGATCAGGAGCCGCAGGCCTGAAAGCTCGGCGATCGACGCGGCGATCATCGCGTCAGCCCTCCATTTTTCCGACTCGCTCAGGAGCGGATAGGGGCGCCAGGCGTCCGCGCTGGGCGTGTAAGCCTGATCGATCCCCATGTCGGCGCCGATGCGCACGCGGGGCCATTGCGAAAGCTCGGCGTGGTAATTGAGGCGGTCGTTGATCGGCGCCAGGGCGACCCCCAGAAGCTCGGCGGGGATGCCATCGGGCGCCAGGGCGTCGGCGATCGCCAGCCAGGCCAGAACGTCGGCGTGGTGCGCGGCCGCTTTCCGGGTAAGGTCATCGGCGGCCATGGCGGCGCGATTCTCCGCACACATGGTTTCGAGGGTGGCCGAGCGAGCCTTGCGGTCGGCTTTCAGTGCCTCAAGCCTGTTTTCGGCGGACGTTGTATAGCCGGGGGAGGTTTCCAGCAGGGACTTCTCCGCTGACTCGAGCTCGGCGGCTGCAGCTTCGGCGGCCGCAATGTCGCGGCGGTCGTTGGCGACTGATCGCGCAAACAGGTCGACGGCGTCCTGTTGCTGTTTTCGCTTGCCTTCAAGTTCAGGATCAAGCGCGCCATGCTCCGGCAATTGGTATTCCACAAGCTCGCCGTCTTCTCCAAACATCAGCGCAACACTGCAGCACGGGCAGCCGAGAGGCTTCTGGTGCTTCCCCCCCGGCGGCGGCAGGGCCGCGAGCTTCGCCACCCATTCCGCGTGCTCGGCCTCGTCGCGAGCCAGCTTCTCGCGCAGCGCCGTGATCCGGCTGGCCTTGAAGCGCAGATCAGAGATGCGAGCCTCGGCGTCAGCGCGCTGCCGGGCGGCTGCACGCAACTCGCCGATCTTCTGGTTCGCCGCCGCGATTTCGGTGTCGGTTTCGTTCACCAGATCCTCGGCGGCGCGCACGGCCTCGCGGTCGTAGGTTTCTGCCGGCTTCAGTGCGGCCCAGCCCGCCGCCTTGTCCTTACCCCACGTCTCGCCGCCGGTGACGGCCTTCCATGCAGCTTTGGCGTCGCGAGCCTTGGCCTGGGCGGCTTTTCCCGCCGCGGTGAATCCGGCGTGAAGATCAGCGGCGATGTCATCGGCTTTGTCCGGATCGCAGCCGCGGGCCTTGAGCATTTCCAGCACGGCCGCGCCGCTGGTGCTTACGCGCATCAGCCCGAAGAGGAAAGTGCGGCGCTCGTCGGCGGTCATGCGGGCGAAGCGGTGCGCATCGAGCACGAACGGCAGGCCGGCGGCGGCGCTGTGGTTGCCTTTGCCGCCGGGGAGCACGATCGAAAAGGCCCCCGCGTCGGTGGTGACTTCGGCGAAGCCCTGGCGCTCGCCGTGCGTCAGCAGCGCGCCGTAGTCTTTCTTGAGCGCGACACGGGAAGGATCACCGCCCAGGGCGTGGCGCACGGCTTCGAGTGCGCTGGATTTCCCGGCGCCATTCCACCCGGCGAGTAGAGTGATCGGAGACAAGTCAGTTGAAATTTCCAGCGAGCGGGCGCCGAGGTAGTTCTTGATCGAGATGGATAGGATTTTCATGGTCAGGCCTCGTCGCCGTTCGTGTTCATCTCGTGATAGCGCTTCCAGCCCTTCACCCACTGGATGCACAGCTTTCCGGCCATCACCGGGCAGGCGCTTTCCGGCTGGCCATCGGCGGCGGCCTGGTAGCCCTCTTCAAAAGCCTCTTCGAGCTGCTGGCTGGTGACGACATCCTCGGGCGCCGGTAGCCCGCGATCTGCATCGATAACGTTGTCATCCATGCCTCCGCCGTCGTTGTCGTGGTACTCGTGGCCCAGGTCCATAGCGCGCCGGTCGGCTTCGCCGGCAATCTCACCCATGCCGGCGGTGTGGTCATCGGCAGCAGCAACGATTACCAACACGGCCTTGCCGGCAGCCTCGTAAAGCTGGTGCAGGCTGGCAGCGGCGGGCGAGAACTTCACGACGGCTTTCACGCCGTCCTTGATCGTGATCTGGTCAAGATCGCCGCAGACGGTGACGCGACCTTGGGCGGCCAGAAGATGCACGGCCATGCTGACGCTGCTTTCCACGCGCTTGCGCAGTCGGTCGATGATGTCGTCCTGCCGCTTCTGGGAAAGTTTCGGCCAGGTGTCGGGCATCAGCTTCACTTCGGTAACGAGTGCGGAAAGCAGATCCTTGCCGATGCTGTCGGCGGTCATGGCGCGGAAGTCTTGAGGTGCGTTCATTGCGGTGTTCCTTTTTTTCTACGTGATCGGAGGTGGCCGGCGGCTGGCGCCGGCACTATGGATTACTCGACGTTCAGGGAACCGCGCGGACGGCGGCCGGTGGGTGCGGGCTGGCTGCTCTGCTGGTCGGCGGAGTCGAGCAGGCCGCCGGCCTCGGCGCGCTCGCGGGCGGCGATCTCGGCAAGTTCTTCGTCGGTGGGGATCCACGGTTCTTCGGCGCGCTGCGGCTGGGCGGCCTGTTGCTGGCGCACCGGCTCACGCTCGGCTTGGCGGGTCCGATGGGGGATAGGGTCAGCTGCGGGTTGGTGCTCGATCTGGCGGGTCGCCAGCGGGTCCAGAATCTCGCCGGTGTCCTGATCCACGCCCGCGGCGTCCGATTGCGACATGTCGAAGGCGACCTCTTCCAGCGGGGCGGCGGCGGCCACGGCATTGCCATCAATCGCGGTAGCGAAGGCCAGGGACTCGATACTGATCGGCAGGTACTTGAACAGCCGGCGCAGGACGGTCTTGCGCCCCATCTCGACGTAGTTGTCAGCCCACGGCCCGGTGATGATCGGGCGGCCGCTTCCGTCCTTCTTGGCCCGGTTCTTCTCGGCGGCCTTGTCGCGGATGTGGTTCACCTCGTCGCAGCTCATGAACTCGAACGAGTAGCCGCCACCAACCAGCTTGGCAACGGCATAGAAGCCGATCACGGCACCGCGATCCTTCATGGATGGACGGTGGACCAGCTCTTCGTCAAGGCCGTAGGCGAAGCGGAAGTCGTCGTTTTGGCACACCTCATGGGCCGCAATGCTGACGATCTGTCCAGACCGGCGAGCCAGATCGAGCATGCCCTTGTACCCGATGATGACCTGCACCTGGGTTTCGGTCGTGACCCACTGGTTGCCCTGCTTTTCCCGCTTGTCGAAGGGCAGCAGGTAGGCGTGGCCAAGCGGGGTATTCGGCTCAAGGCCAAGCTGAGCGCAGGTGACGACGGACCCAAGCAGGGACGCCAAGCTGGCGCCGGAGAGTTTCGGCGTGGTGCGCAGGGCGCCGAGGGCCAGCTTCAGCATGCGCTCGCTGTCGAAGTGCTTGGGGAGCAGCGCTTCCAGCGTGCCGCGGTTGGCTTCGAAGAATTTCTTCACGGTCCCGCTGCCAGCTTCGGCGGCAGTCTTTCGGGATGCGGCGGCCAGTTCGGGGCCCGTCATGGACGTGGCGATGGCTTTGAGTGCGGTTGCGCTCATGGTTTTCTCCTGGTGTTACTTGACGAGGAACGGGCGGGCGCCCGGGGTGGTCTTGGTGTGCTTCTCGATCAGCTCGCGGGGGGCTGCAAGTTCAGTGGCGACGGCCTGCCAGTCGGTTTTGCTGCCGTCCTTGTTGTTCTTCCACGTTGCGATGGGCTTTCCGTTCGGACCAAGCAGCGCAGCGGAGTCGCCCATGCGGGCCTTGATGCGGGTTGCCGCCAGGTCAATGTCTGCGTCCAGCGCCTTTGCGTCGGATTTCCACTGCTTGAGCTCGCCGACCCACGCGGCCAGCTCCTCATCGGCGTCCATCGTCTTTCCGTTGTCGCGCTTGTAGAGCCACTTCACGTCCTCTGCCGTCACCGGGTCCGGCGCGTCGCCGGATTGGATGCGCTGCCAGAACTCAATTTCCTTGGTGCGAATGGCGGCGATGGTTTCCTCGTCGCGCTCGACCCAGCGCAACATCGGGCGATCATCGAAGCCAGTCAGGGCGGCAATCACAGCACGGCGGCGGGGCTGGATCATCAGACCGTGCATGACCTGGGCGGCGTAGTAGATGGGCACGTCGTCGGAGTCGTAGTCACCCCAGCCGGCGGCGGCAAAGACGTTGGCGGTCTTCATCTCGCCATTCACCGGCTCGCCGTCGACAATCAGTTCGGCGTCGATCTCGGCAGCCAGGAAGGAAAACTCCGGGTCGATGTAGCGCTGGCCAACCGCTACTACTTCAACGTCGTGGCCACGGTCGCGCAGCTCGTCCACAACCATTTCGAGCACGATCGGCTCCCAGCGGTGGCCGCGGTCAAGGATCCGCTGCTTCGCCGGCGTGATCTCTTCGACCAGCGCGCCGGTCTTCTTCTGAAAGAGCTGGAAAGGGGTAATCCAAGGCGATACGCCGAGGATGGCAGCAACATCGGAGCCACCCAGGTACTTGGTGCGGTCCATCTGGACCACTGCTTGCGGTGCGTTCATTGCATCATTCCTTCGTTAATCGGGGCCGGGCGGCCCATTGCGGCCCACGCGGCGCGGGCCAGTTCAGTGCGAATCGGGTTGATCTTGTTTGCGAGGTCGGGCCGGATCAGTTCAAGCCCTTCAAGCAGGCCGGCGGCTTTTCCAGCTGCCAGAACAAGGTCGGAGACCTGGGTGGGCGTGGCGGTCACGGCTTCCACTCCTTAATCAGGGCGTCCATGATCGAATCAGCCATGTCCTTGGCCATCTGCATGCGGTGCTTGTCGCGTGCTCGAATGGCGCATTCAAAGGTGTCGATCCACTGGCTCAACTCTTCCATGTCGTCGTCGATGGTTTCCGGGGCTTGCCATCGCTCGTCGTACTTGGGGCTTCCGGGCTTTTTGGCGTGATGCCCCCACGTTGCAGCGTCGCCGGGTCCGGGTAGGTCACCGCGGGCGTTCATTTCGATTCTCCCGATACAGCGACAAGCGTTTCGCGGCACTGCAGCTGCGCGTTCTGAGCCTTGGCCAGCTTGGTGCGTAGGGCGTTGTTTTCCTGCTCCAGCGCGACGACGTAATCGGGGGTGCCGGCGATGCCGAGCAGCAGGATGATTGCGAGGGCGGCGAAGGCCGCGGTGATGGGCTTCATCATGGCTCAGGCCTCCACTTCGACGAACTGACCGCCGGCGTCGAGCGAATACCAAACACCCGCCTTGATGCCGTTCTCGCCCACTTTGCTTGCGCGGATATGGACGATTTCGCCGTGGTCGTTGCGATGAACAAGCACGATGGCGCCCGTTGCGCTCGCCATTGCCCGACCGTTGCATGCAGATATGGCAACACCCTGGTTCCCGGTGGCCGAAGCTGCGCCCTGGTACCCGGTGGCCGAAGCTGCGCCCTGGTCCCCGGTGGCCGAAGCTGCGCCCTGGTACCCGGTGGCCGAAGCTGCGCCCTGGTTCCCGGTGGCCGAAGCTGCGCCCTGGTACCCGGTGGCCGAAGCTGCGCCCTGGTTCCCGGTGGCCGAAGCTGCGCCCTGGTTCCCGGTGGCCGAAGCTGCGCCCTGGTACCCGGTGGCCGAAGCTGCGCCCTGGTTCCCGGTGGCCGAAGCTGCGCCCTGGTACCCGGTGGCCGAAGCTGCGCCCTGGTTCCCGGTGGCCG